GTTTCCCAGTCACGATCATCAGTGAAAATCTGAAAGTCTGGTCGCTTAGAAATCTGTGGTTCATCAGTAGGTTTTGCACCGAGTTCACTATATCGAACGTCAATCGGCACATTCTTTTCATTCATTGGATTACGATTACTCACAATACACCTCCATTCAATAGATATTCATAAAGGCCACCTAGTGATGACCTTGAGTATAGCTATTAGCGGTTGTTCTGGATGTTAGCATCATTCTTCATGACACTCTTAATGTTCATACCTGCTTGATAGCCTCCGATGGTGCTATTGGCCAGACTAACTGCCTGAGACAGTTTGTTCGGCTTAGGTTGCGCAGGCATACCTTCAAGACCAGCGATAAGGTTATCACGCACAGACTCACGCTCAGCATAGATGTTCGCATAGTCCGTCTCATAGTTGGACTGGATGCGCACCTTGGTCTTCAGGAACTGTTTATCGACATCAGCACGTACTCTGTCCATTGTGCGCCCTTCGAGGTTAGACTCATTGATAGCATTGTTGACAGCGCCTTTGGCTTGGATGTATCCGATAGATTCCTGCTCCAAGATGTCACGGGCTTGAGTCATCAGGTTACTCGCTTGCAGTCGGAGTGCAGCGTCCTGAGAGTTAGCTTGGCGAACCATCTGGATTTTCTGCTTACGGCGAGCAGTCTCCTGTGCGGCCCATGCCTTATTCTGATTCTTGATGTCCATCATTCCACCAGCAGCGCCAAGGACAGCCATAGTGCCAGACACTGGGTCACACATATCACACCTCCTTAATGAAGTCTCGTTGTAGGAATTGGAACTTCAGGAATTGCTCACCACCCTTACCAGTCACTGGGCCGGACATTCGGGCACCCAGAGAGGAAATCAGTTTGATGTGCTTAGGGTTGCCCATCCAGACATAGTTCCAGAGGTCAATCTTCAGTTCAGACAGAACTACATAGAGATTGTCAATCAGGATTTGTCGGAATGCTTTGCGGGACTCCTTATCCAGTTCCGATAAGTGTTTACTTGACAGGAACCACACTACGCCTTTCTCCGTGTAACCGCCAATGGCATACACAAATCCATTCGCAGAATCAACCACAGCATAGGTGAAGTCAGAATACTGGTCACACACGGTTAAGGTCACTACCATTTCATCATAGGTAGGAGCTTCACTCAGACCAGAAGTTACCATCAGCTCATTCATATCGGCTTTCGATAAATGACTGGCCAAGTGCTCGGCATGTTCTTTCTTGAAGTTCACACGAATCAATTTACTAACCATAAATCACCTCCATTACGTCAGCAGCAATCACAGAAGGTAACGCATAGTTTTCACCTAGCGATACGTTAATCAGAGTGGTGTTGTACTCACGGGCAATCTGAGGGAGACAGGCATCATGGAACCGCTTAAGGTCTTGCAGGTAGTGCAGCTCATAGTGCTCACCTTCACGGTTACGCTTCTTGAGAGACTCCAAGCAGGCTTCAGGTTCACGGTCAAGATACACCACACAGTCAACCTGAGGATATTCCTTGAGCTTCTGTTTGATATTGTAATAATAATCCAGATACTCACCGGAAGGTTTCTCAGTGGTTAGGAAGTACATCTGTGAGAACACAAGGTCACTGAACAGTGAGCGTTCCACCACATAGTTGCCATCAGGCAGTTCATTAAGCAGCTTCTGGCGAGACTCGGTGAGGTACATCTGGAACTTGATACGCTTGTCTGGGTTAGACATATCGGCAATCATTTCCTTTAACAGACGGTGGAACTCAGGGTCTTGGTCTACCGGTTCAATCACCAGTTCCCAATCTTCACCTGACCACAACTGAAGTTCGTCAACCAGAGGTTGCAACAGCGTGGATTTACCAGCAGCGATATTTGCTTCGATTACGACAATACGCATAAGTGTTTACCTCCTTATGTTATAGACACAAAGGGACACGGAGTGTATCCCTATTGTGATGGTTAATTAGATACCGGATGAACGGCGCACGTAGTTACCTTCCCAGCCACCACCAATGATGGCCACAGGGTTAGGCGTGTCAGAGGTCAACGTGGCGGTGATAACCTTGGCGTTCCCAGCCACAGGGTACTTAAACTGTCCGGTGTCAAGGTTCTCTAACCCAATGATGAAGTCACGGGTTCCCATTCGCTGGCCGGTCATATTGTACACAAACTCACGACCTTGGTTATTTACGACCACCTTGAAGTTGCCAGAGCGTTCATAGTTCACCCAAGCACGGCGAAGTTGTAACCGTCCGATGTCCTCAGTGGATACGCCACCAGAGCTATCAGTGGACTTAATGAGGAACTTAGAGAACTCATAGAGCATCTCATAGGCTTCCCCAACAAAGAACTTCTGTCCTTCCTGATTACCATCAAACTCAATCAGGCCATCATTGAGAGGCCATCCACCGGTAGGCGGGTCAAAGAACTTAGTGGTTCCAGTCGGGTACACAAAGTAATAACGTCCGTTCAGCGGGGTTGCACCATAAATGTCCTTCAGCTTGATGGAAGTCTTATAAAGGTCATCGTTGTACTTCCCTGATGGTACAGTGTACTGGGCCTTTCTGTCCATATACAAACGGTAAGGTTCATCAAGGAAATCCTTCGTGTTCTGGGTGAAAGTGATACGCTCAAGGAAGATACCAGAAGGTGAGTCAATCAGAAGGTGCATCACGGCTCCAATCATATGGCAGAGCAACACTTTGTTCCCCTCACCAAAATCCCAATGTGACCATGATTGTTGAGCTAACTCTTCATTCAGGTACAGGAACTTGTAGAGGAATACCTTGTGTGGCACACCCTTGGTCAGAATCGTTAGGAAGTTCTCAGTGCTTGAGCCGGACATAGCGAATACACCATTAGGCACATAACTTGAAACATGCGCAGAGATGTCCTCAGCATTCTTCACTTGGGTCACATCCTGTACCGCATAGAATCGCCGCACTGAGGTGTAGTTCGCTCGTGGAGACGCAAAGTAGACCCCTCGGCCAATCCCATAAGGTCGGGCATAATCGGAGATTTCAAACTCAGTGGTTAAGTCCAGCTTAATAGACGTAGGTGACAAGGCACCATCTGCCCCAAGGACAAACTGACTGTTATCAGCCCAGAGAAGCAACTCTTCGGAGAATGGCACAGCGTACTTCAGCAAGGAAATCCGATTCGTAGACACAGCAACGTCAATTGGGTCAGAGTCGGAGTTAATAGCCACACTGTTAGGGAAGAAGTTGAAATACTCCCCAGAGCCAGACAAGATGACATTCTCCCCAGACAGGAACCCTAAGCGGTTACGGTAGAAGAATACATCACTGAACTGTTGACCAATGTAGGAAGGCATCGGGTTCGTATCATCATCACCGGCAGCTCGTCCCGACCACTCAGCCTTCTTAAACTCAAAGCGTCCATCAGCAGTACGAATCAGAATCCAAGGCATGGTCGCATTGTCAAACCCTGAGATAATCCCAGAGGCCGCACATTCACGCCACACGTTCTCCTGAGCATCGAAGCGAACATAGTAATCATCCACAGTGGAGCCAGCCTCACCAGTGATTTTCACGGTGTAATTATCGGGTGCGTCCACAGGAAGGTCACTTGTCTTCTGCGCAGTGTTGGTCACACGGGATAGTAACTTACCATTATAACCATCCTCCACTTTGATACTCTGGATGGTGGTACTGGAAGGACACTGAATCCACAGGTAGCCTTGCATCTTGGCACACGTCCAGCCTGAAAACGTAGAGTTGCCATCAAAGCTGGCCTTCAGTTGAGATAGGATATACCCAATGTCAATCTGTTTCGCTTGCTCAACCTTATCACCAATAGGAGTTTTATAGGTAGCCGCAGTGTTACCGTTGATGGTAATCTTAAAGGTCTTGCCATACTGACCACCAAAGCAAGTCACCAGAGCGTTACGCATAGGGTCTTGGCCTGATGGTGTACGGGACGTGCCTTGGGCAACCGTCTTGGTCTTATTGATGATGAACGTATAATCTGCCACTGTGACCATCCGAAGGTCATCACGAGGGCGGGACGTTTTGATATAATCCGTTCCATTGGGTGCAAGAACACTAATATTCCGACCAGTCTTCAGGTCGTAGGCAATAACACCTGTCCCTTCAAACACGATGGCGTACTGTTCCTGTTCGTCTCGGTTAATAACGTGGATATAAGGCTCTGAACCCCATGACCCAGTGTTGTTAATCCGAGTAACGTTAACCGAAGGGGGCCGCTTCTGTAGACCCTCTACCTCGGAACTAAAGGCATTCACCTGTTTAGACCCTTGGTCATCAAACCGAAGGATGTCAGGTTGTTGACTAATACCTCCTTTGAGGTTCTTGATAGATTGGGATACTAAGCCCATAGCGTACCTCCTTAGGTATTATCGTTGGATGGCTTGCTGTAGGAACGGGTCGTTGAACACATTGAATGCGCCATAGTCCAGTTCATACTCGTTAATCAGCCGCTCAAGGTCAATCAAGTCGTTACCCAATACGGTATCAATTTCATTGGCCCCAAAGTAACGGATGTTAAACTCCTTCGCTGCCTTGGTCACAATGTACGACCGGAAGACATCCGGCATCTCGTCAAACTCTTTGAGGGAAATCAATTCGACTGTGATAGGTGCGGTAAAGCGGTCAGTCTTATTCAGACGGTCATACACGTAACCACCACGGTTCACATAAGGTGTACCACCAGCAGAGGTCAGGCGCAGATAACTCGGCATAAAGCGAATCATATTGGAGAATACATCAGGAGTCAGGACAACATCATCAATGTTAAACGTCCAACCACGGGATTGCTCAATGCGATTAATCTTACCGAGAATACGCCGTGCGGACACAACGTCAGTGTTAGCGTCACCCTCAAGGGTAGACACTGGGGATTCACCGATAGCGGATAAGATTTCGTTTACTGCCTCAAGTTCTGCCTGATATGACCAGTTGGTTTCATAAGGACTTACGTTCATAGTTAATCCTCCTTAGTCAAGTAATGTTTAAAAATAAAGGACACCCGAAGGCATCCTTTATGGCTAGAACTGAGAGGGATTACTCAGCGGCTTTACGGCGAGTGGAAGCACCAGCAGAAGCAGCCTTAACGTCCACAACAACACCAGTATCAGAGTTCTTATGGATGATAGCACCTGCACCTTCTGGACGCAGACCACCGTGACCCATCGCGTACTTCGCAATGATTTGGTCAGCTTGGTACTCTGGGCGGCGAGCACGTTCCAGCGCCATATCCTTCAGCTTCAGGGTGGCTACCGCAGTACGGTGAACAGTCAGACCAATCACGTTGTCCGCACCTACAGTGAAGGAACCAGCAGTGGTAGTCTCACCGGTCAGTGGGAAGATATGACCAGTACCATCGAAGGCATCAGCTGGTTTATCCACGAAGCCACCTTCTTTCGCCATAGTCATGTGCGGGGTCTCAACAACCTCGAAGCCCATCACGTTACGGATGTTACCAGTTTCTGGGTCAATCAGCGCAGCATAGTTAGCAGCATTAGGCATCAGAGCGGCCAGAATCGCAGAGTAGATGTCCGGAGAGGTGTAGAAGGTACGGTCGCCAGTTGGGATGTAACGCTTGGTGAACTCAGCGCGCATCAGAGTCAACGCCTGAATTACCTGTACACCCAGCTTCTCAGGGAATACCGCAGTGTCCTTAGTACCAACCACAACCAGCGGGGAATTACCCAGACCTACGATGTTCTCGTCTTTGGTGGCATCTTTACGCAGGTTAACCAGTTTGGCCATCTCAGCATAGTTAGCTACGTCAGTTGCCATCGCCATAGCCTCACCCATTTGACGGGAGTACTCAGCGCGAACATCATAGTGGTTCATCGCGTCTTCGATGTCGTAAATCAGCACATCGGTAGTCAGCAGACCATCAATGTTAATCACCTTCTCGGTGTGCTTGATTTCGTTACGGTTGTCATCCAGAGACTGACCTTGCTTCAGGTAACGAGCAGTGGTTCGACCCATTACAGGGAACTGAGCGGATTTACCGGAAGTGATGGTACGCACCATAACCTTAGGCAGAGTCTTAGCTTGACGCTCGAAAGCAGTCAGAACTTCGCCACCGAATACCTTCAGGAATAGCGCCAGAGCATCAGAGCCGTTAGCGCCTTTACCTTGGTCTTTACCCAGTTGTTGGCCACCAGCAGGCATTGCAGCACGAGTTTGAGCGTTAGTTTGAGTGGTCATATAGTTCTCCTTCTATCAAATTAATATTAAAGTAGGGAAACAATGTATTCTGTCTCCCTATTGTGATGGTTTATTCAGTTTGTCACAGAGTTGCAACACTTGGTTAGAACGAAGCGTTAAACACCTTCAGTTCCACTTCACGGCGATATGCAGCGTCTGTACCATAACGAGGGTCGCTCATGGCTTTAACCATTTCAGCACGATTGGTAAACCCAGTGACAGCAGCAGGTGCAGCCTTAACAGGTCGGGACTTAGCGGAAGCCGTTACGTTACGCTTAGGGGCTTTACTTTGAGGCTTTGCAGCAGGGGTCGAACCCATTGCCGTCTTAGTAGCATCCAGCAAAGCTCGCATCGTAGCGGTATCACCACGCTCAATCGCAGCGTTAAACGCATCCACGGTGTGACTCTGGTGTTTCGCCATAAAGGCAGTCACCTTGTGGTAGTTCTCTTCGCCACCCACATAGTCCATCACAGCGTTGGCAAAGCGGGTCGCCACAGCATCTTGACCCTGAATGTAGGAATCAATGAATGCCTTGGTGTACCCTACGCTTTCCAGAGCAGCATAGTGAGCCTTGGAGAGTCGTCCGTGGTCAAGGTAATACTCTTGCATGGAGTCAATCTGTTCTTGTTCCAGACCTTTCTCCACCGCTTGGGCGAACAGTTCATCTTGGCCTTTCTGTGCGTCTTGCAGGGACTGCGCAGCATCAATCATGGCCTTAGGGTCTACATCAGCAAAGGATAAGTCGTCTGAACCATCACCTTGTTCCAGTTCGTCAGTACCTTCATCAGAGCCTTCGACACCTTCAGCACCATCACCGCCTTCATCTTCACCGGCAACCTCATGGGTCTCAGTGTCCAGCGTAATCTCAGTGCGACCTTCATCTTCACCGCTGTTCTCTTCAGGGGCGTCATCGAAGTGAACCTGTACAGCATCATCGCCAATACGGACGGCTACATCTTTCTGAACCATCGCAATGTCGTGCTCAGAGATAGTCGAATCGCTAATCACAGCGTTGGACAAATGTGAATATGGCATAAATAATTCTCCTTTAAACAAAATGTTAGAAAGTAGGGAAACAATGTATTCTGTCTCCCTATTGTGATGGTTTATTCAGACTAGCCCATCATGCCTTGTTGTTGTGCCATTTGCATACCCGCTTCGGCACCCATCTGACCAGCAGCAGCACCCGCAGAGGCACCACCAGACATCATCGCCTGTTGTTGGGCCTGTTCAGCCATCTTCTGTTGTTTCTGGTCTTCAGTGAGCAGCAGACCTTGAGTATCAATACCAAGGGCATTCGCAACGCGCATCTTAAGGTCAGCCACATCAATGTCAGGGTCTTGCATCTGGGACAGTGGGGTGACAATCTCAAGGAACAATCGGAGTTTCTCAAGGTCATGACCACGGCCTAATGCTTCAAGACCAGTCGCTACGGCAGGTTCAACAGCTTCTTGCGGCAGGTTAGGAATCTTAGAGGTAGCCTCCAAGTTCTTCAGCAGGATACGCACCATCGGCAGTTGCAGCTCTTGGGACAGGATGGAGTACACACCACCCAGAGTATCCTCAAGCTCACCAGCCACATAGCGAATCTCTTCGGCAGTCACTCGTTCACCTTGACGTTGCACACTAGAGTTCAACAGGAAGGCACGAGAGAGTCGCATCTCAATGTCTTGGGCCACAGCCTTGGCAATCTGGAAGTCACCTCCCTTCTCCAACTGGAACACCTCAACGTCCTGCTTACGGCCAGCCACAAAGTCACCGGTATTAGCTTTAGCCAATCGGCGAATCTGGGTCACACCATTAGGGTTCACAAAGAATAGAACCTTAGCGGCAATCATGGACATCTTAATCATTGCTTCATAGAGATTCTCAAGGGACTTAAAGTCACCCAAGTATTCTTCCACAAAGGAACGACCGTAATCTTCGCCTGACATCTTAATCAAACGTACAGGAATCCACGGGCATTCATCGAACTCATATTCACCTTCAGTACCCGCAACGATTTCACCTTCAATCTCCTGATAGGTCATGAACTTGTTGGTTTCCGCATCACGGTAAACGTGGGTGTACACTTCGACTTCCTCATTAGGCTGCATCTCACCTTGGGACTCAGCTTGTGCGCGTAGGTCTTCAGGGAGAGCCGCAAAGGCAATCATGTCGAGGGTAACAATCTGAAGCACGTTATCGTAGCCATCACGTTCCACCACATAGTTAGGTAAGTGGTAGACCTTAGGTGAGGCCAGTGAGCCATCAGGGAGTTCATCCGAGCGAGGCAGATAGACCAGACCATTACCGGAGATAACCAGTTGGCGGGTCAAGTCGAACAACGCTGGGCGATACGAATTGCCATCCATGAAGTTTAGGACAATACGTTCAACCATTGACAAACCTTGGGTGATTTGCTGAATGGCTGACGGGTCATCAGAAACTTGCTTGACTTCCATTTCAGAGACGTTCAGTTTGAAGAATGGTGCGCCTACAGGGAACAAAGCTAACATCAACTTGGACGACAGATTGTTCACACATTTGGCACCCACAGCCTGCCACGGAGTCTCGTAATTAGTGCCACCATTATCGGAGTCCTTAGGGAACAACGCAGGGATGGTATACTTAGCGCAACTCTCAGCTCGCACGATGTAGTCGTTTCGGTCATTCTTCAAACGTTCGTAAACAGCCTTAGCACCTTCCTCGGCCAGACCTTCTTTCTTAATCTCAGCCATTCAGCACCTCCTTAAATGTTGATGCCTGAGCCACCAGCACGGGACACGGTTAGTCCTTTACGACCACCTTTGAGTTTCTTCTTCTTGTCCGATTCGGTTTCAGCCTTCTCGGCCTCAGTATTTGATTCACCCTCACCGGCTAACGCAGAGTTGGACATAGCGGAACGTTGAGCAGCTTCAAGTTCAGCAGCCTCACGAGCACGTTGTTCTGCCTCTTTGCGAGCACGTTCTTCAGCCTCACGGGCCTTACGCTCAGCAGAGTCCACACCAGTGATTTTCTTCAGGACTTTCTTCAGGAATCCCATTGTGTATACCTCCTTAGGTTATCAGTTATTTACGAGAGCCATTATTGGCACCGACCTTCATCTTTGGATTGACCTGATTCTTGTTAATCTTCAGGCTTGCTTTCCCCTTAGCTTTCTCACCTTTGATACCAGTGGCATCCTCAGTGTCAGTCTTCGCGGAACCTCCAAAGTCCACACTCTCCACCTTCTTAGCGTCCTCAATAGGAGGCGGCAATGGGGCAGGGGTCGGCGTATCAGGAACGGTAATCTTTGGTGCAGAGAAGCACATAGGAACACCTCCTTAGGTTGTTGTGATTAGACGAAGTTAAGACCTTCCTCACTGTTCATCTCAGCCATAAGGTTAATCTCTTCGGCCTTAGCGGCTTGGTTAATCAGCATTACATCAATCGACTGACGTGCCAGACCCAGACCAGCAAGAAATCCTAACAGGTAGGACTCACTGCGAATCACATTGGAGTCACTCAGCAGGCCACCAGCAATCTGACGGTCAGCACTGAACTCTTCCTTCAGGAACTCAGCAAGTTGCAACGAAATGTGAGGAACGTTATAAGCATTTTCATCAATAGCGTTATTGCTCATAATAAATAATTTCCATCTTAAAGTTATAGACTTAATGTTATAGAGACTTAGGGTCTCCCTATTGTGATGGTTTATTAATTCCGTCACATAACATTCACAATTACACCTATAAAGGTCACCTATCGAAGATGACCTTGAAGATATAACTAAAACTTATGACTCAGTGAGAATACTCACGGAAGCCATTCTTTACGGATTTAAACATAGCGATAATCTTATTGGTCATCGTAGGTTTAACCGGACGTTCCTGATACCACTTACCGCTCTGGCCACACAGGGTCTCGTCCTTACGGACAGTCACACAGTTACGAAACGTGGCACGTCCTGACACTCGGTCAATGTGTGGCTCGACAGCGGTACACTCATAGCCTGTGATGGATTCACCATTAGGAAAACGAGTGAAGACACAATCGACACAGACCTTTACAGGCTTGATTGGTTTGGTTTCCATAAGATAACCTCCTTGGTCTTAAAGTCAAAGTCAGAAGCGTGACAGATACGGGCAACCTGTGCCTGCACTAAGAGTTCTTCTTCAGTCATCCCAGCCTTCGCTGCAAGAGTGACCATAGCATCCCAGATTGTGTAGCCTTGGGGTAGCTCAGCCTTACGCCAGCGGGACTCAGTGGTGCCCTTACGTGCGCCAGACTTGAACTCATGTTCGTACTGTTCCCAGATGAATGGAGCGTTCAGGAAGTCAGCAGCAGTATCACCGCCAATACCTTTGACCCCAGAGTAACCATCAGTGGTGTCCCCAGATAGGGTCTGATACATGTGCCACCATTCGGCTTCCTCAGGACTAAACGTCTTGACTTCACCAGTGGTCATATGGAAGAACTCACAAGGGATAGTCTTGAAGTCCTTATCAGGTGACGCAATGGTTGCAGTCTTACAGCCAACGATAGCCGGTGCAGTCGCAATGATACCCATGCAGTCATCACCCTCAAGGGTAGGACGCAGGAAACTATTCCACTCAGGGACAGCCATTACGCGCTCAACAAACTGATAGTAACCAGTCGGCTTACGGGTAGCCTTACGGTTGGCCTTATAGGTTTCCAGAACGTCTTTACGCCAGTTGGTCTTATCGGTAAAGCACATTACGATTTTACTCGTGGCCCATGCTTTACGTTTGGCCTGAATGGTTGCCACCGCACCGGTCAGAATATCCCAAGCACGGTTATGGTCAGTCTCTAATGTCCAAACATCGTCTGACCATTGTGTTTCTACCTCAGCGGCAGACAACGCTTGGAACACTAGGTAGTCACCATCAAGGATTAACGCATGGTTTGAACTCATACGCCCACCCACTTAGTGATAGTCACAGTCTCAGTTACCGGTTTGACTTCACACACATGAGCTTCCCCATAGTACCAGTCAGTGTGGTAAGACCCTGAACGGTTACGGGAGAGGCAGAAGTGACGACCAGACTCAATGTGGGTCAAGATGGATTCGCTCGACTGATACTTATGGTCTTGCGTCCAGTCACCTTCCTCAGTGATTTCCCAGACAGATTCATCAATATCGTAAATATCAATGTCCCCATCGTTACAGCGTAACTCATTGAGTGATGTCAGGAGTTCACAAGGTTCATTCAGTACGTCTGTCATAAGTCCTCCTTATGCCTTAACCAGAGATTTCAGGGTGCCTTGCATTTGGCAATAGGTCATGCCCCAATCGGTGATGCGCCAGCGGCCAACATTCACACCATCAAAGACACACGAGATGTGCCCACGGGATGCCGCCTCAGCTACACAGGATGCGTTAGCACGAACGAAGTCACTCTGGAAACATTGAGGACGACTGTGGATGTGCTTCAGGACTTTCAGATACGGATTCATTATGAAATACCTCCTTGAGAGATTGATAGACGAGAAGCGCCTCTTCACGGTTCATATCGAAGAAACGCTTAGTTGTTTTAAAGTGTCTGTTGATTAAGATAACATCTTGTGATACCACCTCGACAGACACTACGGTTTTAGGCGCTCTTGGTATCGTTGACATGGAAGCGGAACTTCACCGGACTTGGGGTGATACGGAAGGTATCCTCTGAGCCACCGGTAAATTCTTCCTTCAGCAATTCATTCAGACCAGTACGCACCTTCCATTGAATCAACGCTGCGGCCTTCTCTTCAAGAGTTGGCTTCTGCAACACGATGTCGAAGAACACACGGTCAGTCACCGACAGTTGGGAGTAACGTTCAGGTTTCTGGCGAATCTCCTGCATATCGTTCAGGATGTCAGTCAGGTGCTTCTCAGCGATGACAGACTTCAGGTCAAACGACAAGGTAGCATTGAAGGACAGGTGCTTCGGGTGGGTCTTCTCTGGGGTAGTCATAAGTTCTCCTTATATCAAACGAAAATTAAGCAACGACTTCATCAAGCCATTTGCGAACATCAAAACATGGACAGTCTTTGGCCACACGAGGGAAGTCACGATGACCCAGCACATTGCCAGTAGCATCAGGGTACTTCTCTTCCATTGCAGCAATCAGGTGGAACAATGAGATTTCCTGTGCGTCAGTGAACGTATCGCTGAACACTTTACCTGCTTTACCTTCGGCAGTCAGACCCCCAACAAGGCAGATATGCAGGGTCTCAGCGTTATGGTCTTTGATACCAGCACCGAGTACATCATCAGGACGACCCGTTTCGATAGTACCATCACGGCGAATCACATAGTGATACCCGATGTCTGCCCACTCGTTATCGCGGACATGCCACTGACGGATTTCCCGTGCGCCAATATCTTGGGTTGGCTTAGTGGCTGAACAGTGAATGGCAATCGCAGTGGTGCGCTGACGTAGTTTAAATTTTACACTCATGATTTCTCTCCTTTCGGAATGAGAACACCTTCAGGAATTACATGGGATTTCTCCTTCAGCCAATCTTTAGGAATCAGTTTGTCTGCGAACGGGAAGCCGTACTTGATGCACCAGTCAGCATAGGTGGACTTAGCGCCTTTGTACAACTTGGTTGCAGAGCGTGAGAACACAAAACGGATGTCCAACTCTGGGTGTTGCTCTTTGATTAACAGGTGCTTCTTTCGGTCTTCCACATCAAAGAGTCCCTTAGACTCAATGATAATTCCATTTGGAAGAACAAAGTCTGGCGTATATTTATGATTCGTCTCCGGCTTAGTGTAGTTCAGAAAGTGAGACTCGAAGTGAACCGGAAGACCTAAGCCTTCCAGTTGAGCTGCGATGTTGTCTTCCAGACCAGAGCGATAAGCAGTTACCCCTCCGGCCTTTTTGAACCAACGCTTAGCGACCATTAGAAGTCGTACTCGCGGTTATCTTCTTCGTCTGCACCACCCATGTCAGAGTCTTCATCGTGGTCAGCACCGAAGGTATCAGGCTTAGGCGCAACATAGCCGCCCTCATAGTCTTCATCCATATCGTGGCCGAACGTATCGTTGTCACCACCAGACCAGACTTTCAGTTGCAGCAGCATGAACTTGGACAGTTGCAGCTTAACGCCTACACCGGCAACCGCAGAGTGATAAGGAACCACAGAGAACTCCACACGGCCTTCTGAGCCATTGGAAATCTGAGGGACATCCTCAATGCGTTTACCTTGAGAGTCGTACACACGCAGGGTAATGTCTTTCATCTGACCATCTTTCTCATAAGAGGCATGGCCTTTGAATTGGAACACTACGTTGCCCTTGTCATCTTCATAACATGGCAGGTCACGCATCTCTTGCTTCTTAGGCGGCTTCTTACCTTTGGCTCGCGCTTCGGCCTGTTGCTTAGGGAAAATCTCGTTGCAGTACTTCTCATAGTACGCTTCCAGAGTCTTCTCCAGCATGTTGATAATCTTCTGAGCCTTGTCAGACGGAATGTGCAACTTACAGCTCCACTCACCGCGAGGCTTAGGGAACTCGTCATTGCCATAGTCAGGGGTCTTCAGGTACGGATACTGACCGACCACGCCAACTGGGGTCACATACATTTTCTTAGGGTTTGCGTTAGACATAAAGGGTCTCCTTCTGGTTAATTAACATACAAGGGTGAATCATAAAGGCCACTCCTAATGGAATGACCTTGAGTTTCAACCTAACGTATTACAGAGACAGAGCTTTCAGTTTCTCAGCAGCAGACTCAGCGGCCTTAGCTTCTTGCAGCAGCTCAAAGCGTTTGCTAGAGATACGACCACGAGTTAAACTTTGAGCATCACGTTCACGCTGGACACGCTCTTTGGCCGCTTTGATACGGGCTTCATGCTTCTTGTTCAGCTCACCGTGTTCTTTGTACAGAGCGTCACGCTTGGAGTGTGCCTTAGCAGCAGACTTGGTAGCGGAATTGATAGCAGCACGGATAACGAAACGAGCAATCTTGATAATCAACATATAATGGTCTCCTTATAGAAAGTAATGGGATAAGAACTATGTGGTGAAACTTAGAGCTTAGAACAGTCCAAACAGACCCAGTAGTGAACCCAGAGGGAACACGCCAATGCCAACGACCTTACCAATTAGCAGGCCGCCTACTGGGGGCATCTGCCATGAACATACCAACAACTTGCCACACATTGGCGAACCATCCGAAGATGGCAGTAATCAGCAGGAACACAGCGGACGAACCTAAAGTTTTAGCAGTCAGGGATTTCATAATGTTTCTCCTATTGTGATGGTTAATTAAGAAAAGATAAGGTTAGAAGCTGTCTTCATCATTAAAAGAATCATCAGCATCTGCGGGAACAAACGTATCACCGAGGTCTTCCAACCATCCGGTGACTGTGTTGTATTGAAGAGTACACGCCACTCCGGTTTCCCCAGTGAAGCGACACTTAAGAACGCGAACGCGAACCACATTAGGGTTCTTTCCTTGCTGGTCACGCTCAAAGGCAATGACAGTATCAGACAACTGAGCAATAGCACCTGAGCCACGTAATTGTGACAGAGAAACTTGCGCACCTTCTTCATGGCCTTTATCCCCTTGGGTTGTACGCTTAAGGTGGGTGATTACGACCAGCACAACGCCTGTAGACTTAGCGAAAGCCTTCAGTTTAGTCATTAAGCGGTCGATGGTCTTACGTTCATCAGAGCCTTCATCCATGCTGGACACAACGATAGACAAGTGGTCAAGCACAATGTACTCACACCCCAAGCCTTTCGCCATGTAATGCAGCTTGGATAACAGACGGTCTTCAACTGACTCAGCAAAGCAGTCATAGAGATGACACCACTCGGCTTCACCTTCAACACCGAAAGTCTGGTCAAAGAGGTCAGCACGTTGGTACTCATTGAGTAACTCAGGGTTTTGACGCAATCGCATCTTCCCTTGGAGTCCCATTAAGTCCAGTGCGGTTTCCTCTACGGCCTCTTCCAGCAAGGCACCACCCACCTTCTTACTAAGGAGTTTACCCCAGTAGAACATGCAGTGGCGAGCATAGGTGGATTTACCCATACCTGAACCTGAGGTCAGCATAATGACTTCACCACCACGACCACCTTTGGTCATCCGGTTAAGACCTTCACCAACAGGGAACGGGGTGGACGGTTCATCAGCTTTCTTCATTACGCGGTCACGGAGACTACGCACTGAGACTACACCATCAGGAATGAAGGGGCCAGCGTTCCAGATAGCATCAGTGATTTCCTTAATGCGACCATTGACCAGACACTCATTGGCATCCTTGAGAGGCAACACTGCGATATAAGCCTTACCTTGTGGTAACACTTCAGCAGCCTCACGGACAGCAGCACGTCCTGCCTCGTCTTGGTCAAACATAAGGACTACCTTCTCGAACTGGTCGAAGTAGTCATAGTTGGCAGCGATAACCTTCTTGGCAGCTTTAGCACCCAATGGGATAGACACCACGGGATACTTACCGTTCTGCACTTGGGCAACACTAAGGCAATCAATCTCACCTTCAGTCACCACAATCATCTTACCGCCATTCCAGAGGTGTTTCCCAAAGAGCAACTTATCGTTAGCCTTACCGGCAGTCTTAAATTGCTTATCTTTGTCTCGGAACTTCTGGAAAACCAGAGTACCATCCTCGTCCTTATAGTCTGCAATCTGGTAGAGTTCGCCATGTTGACGACCAATCCAGTAACCATATTGACGACAGATGTCCTCTGAGATACGTCTTGCGGTCAACGCTTGGAAGGCACCATTCAGTTGACCCATAGAGTAAGTGTCGGAAGCCATTTTCTTACCTGCCCTCCCTTGGTTGGCCGACCCATCGGAATCCCCACGGGTGCGGTGGTTGCAGACGAAACAGAATGTGTGTCCGTCTGAGTAGACAGCGTTACCATCTGAGGAACCACATTCGTCACATGCCGTCTTATACAAGTAGATTGAATCATCGTGTTCATCTCCATAGCTCATAGTGGTTGTTCCGGCCACGTTGCCATTAGGTGAACCATAGCAGCAAACTTAGCGTGCTTAGGGTTCCCGATAGGTACATCCACATCGTGAAGTGTAATCAGATAGGTTTCATCCTCATTAAGTGGGTCATACGCCATTGCATGATAAAGCATCCGAGCAGGGTCATAGGTAATAGACCATTGCAGACGCTCAATGATGGGCTTAGTCATCACAGCTCTCCCAAGTCATATCGTTGGACTCACGGCGAATACGCTTGCGGTCTTCACCCTTGCGTTTCTTAACCTGAAACTCTTGGTCTTCCTTCCAGTCACGAACCTTGCGCTTAGCGTTAATGTTACGGACGAAGTTACGAATACCATTAGTCATAATGTTTGTCTCCTATTGTGATGGTTTATTAAGAAATCAATTAAATTCATAAAGGCCACCTTGTGAGATGACCTTGAGTATTTAACTTAGAGTTAGAATCCTTCTCCACTCGTATTGGCACCAGCGCAGAGGCCAACAATGAAGCAGACCACGATGCCTAGAACCAATGTTGCCCAATGAAGTTCGACCATAATGTTTGTCTCCTATTGTGATGGTTTATTAGTGACACTCGGCCCAATCACGACCCTTCTTCCCTTCGGTATCCAGTGGACACTTGAAGTTGAAATGGTCGCCTACCTTACGCATAGCTAGTTGAGCAATCTCAATGGCATGGTCAGCAATGGCATCAGTACGACAAGCAAGTTGGGCTTCATCGTGTACCCACGCCATGTAACAGTAATCACCGTCCCAGCCGTGTTTATAGCCTGCTTCTTCCATCATTTTGTCCCACTCTACAATCCACAGCTTGCAGATAAGAGCACCGGCAGACTGCAACAGAGTGTTCAACGCAGAGTGAGGCGACCGGACGTGTACTTGACGACCATCCAGACCTTTAATCCACTTTCGTTTCCACTTGATTTGTTGCGTACCGCCTACCCACTTAGCATCCTTAATGAGTGCATCTGCGAGTTGCTCACGTAGAGCTGCGATTGCTGGGGTCTGTTCAAGGAACTTATTGATTAGCTCCTTGCCTGCCTTCTTGCCTTCCTCACCGAACTTACCAACGATTTGGCCAATCTTCTCGGCTCCCGCACCATACAGGAAGCCATAAATGAAAGTCTTGGCGTTGTTTCGTGTTGGTAGTCCCGCAGCTTCTTGGTTCTTGGTATGGATGTCACCGTTGAGGATAACATCAATATACTCTCCGCCATCGAACTTAGTCATAAAATGACCAAGACAACGCAGCTCCAAACCTGAGGCATCGACTCCAACCTGAACCCAATGATTACCATCTGCGCCCACATGGTGATATGCACCGAAGAGCGAACGGCATTCCTTACCTTTGTACTTGCCCAGTGAGGGAACTTGTGCAAGGTTAGGGTTACTGTGAGTAGCACGGCCTGTAACAGCAGCGTTAGGGTTAACTCGACCATGAATCTTACCGTCCTTAACATGGCGTAACCAAGCGTTATCACCTTCGGCCAACTGCCCAATGAGCTTCTGAATGGTCAGATACTCACGAATCAATTCGACCTTAGGGATATACTCTTCAGGTATCGCCTTGTGTTCCACCAAGAGGCCCAACGTTTCGTCATCAACGATAGGGTTTCCGGCCTCAGTGTAGTCAGTAGGTTGCCACCCGCAGTCTGTCAACACTTTGATGATGTGGTCACGAGACGCAGGGTTAAACTCAATGTACTTGATAGGCGTAAAAGGACGACCTTCATAGTACAAAGTGCTTGACAGCTTACCGTTCTTGGTACGCAGTGACCCAGCCTTAGGGTATTTCACCCGTGGGAACTTAGTGAGTTCCTTACCGGATACCGGATGGCGGAACGGTTGGGTTCCACCGTGGGCTTTATACCATGAGCCAAAGGTCTGTAAGAGTTCTTGACGAATCTTTTCACGTCTAACTGACTCGTCACGGTACAGACGCTCTGCGGCCTCAGTGTCAAACGGATAGCCATTACGCTGTTGCTTCGCCATAAGCCATGCAGCATCGTGTTCTAACCGCAGAGACTCTGCGAGTTTCATCATTGGTTGGTCAGAAGGGAAGTACCATGCGTCATTGAACAGTTTCTCAATGAGCTTGCAGGTAACAACAACGTCCTGCTCACAGTAACCCATCATCGGGTCATCGAACTCTTCCCATGCGTTTTCCTGCTCACCGTACTCACCCTTATAGCATTGGAGTCGCATACCCCAAGCCTTCAATGAGTGACTACCGAATTGTTTACCGGTGATGATACCTCTTCGCATACGCATTACGTCACTGTCACGGATGTTAGAGAACACCAGAGTGGACGCAACCAGAGTGTCGAACACACTTTGCTTAGGGATATTCAGGTTAGTCCCGAAGTACTTCTTCTTGAGAATCTTCAGGGCAGGGATGTCATAGCCGATACCGTTATGGAAAGCCAGCAAGTCACCATTAGCAGCGGCCAACTCAAGGTCGGCCACATACTGTTTGAAGTCCCAAGGATAATAACGCTTGGTCTCATTGGTGAAGTAGTCAATCGTAACGGCACAATGGAATTTAGACACCGTGTCCAACAGACCATTGGTCTCGATGTCCGATACAAGGATTGTAGCCATTTGGGATTACTCCATTAGAAATCAAAGGATTTACTCAAGGCCATCTCTGCGAACTTAGCGTTGCGCTTCTTGACCAGCAGCTCATAGTCGTGCTTGGAAATGAAGATAGGCTTCAGGTATTTAACGTGCAGACGTGCCATCTTGCCAGTGCGAATGTGACGAACACGAACCATGTCGAAGCCTTCATTCTGAGCGAACTCAAACTTCATCCCATCGTTAAAGCCGTGGGAGTTCATGATAGGGGTTGTACCAGACAGAACCAGAATATTCACGTCATCAGTGCAAACCTTGCGGCCAGTCTCACGGTCATTGATAGTGACCTTTGGCTTAGGCAGTTCTTGGAAGAAACGCTTAGATGCAGTCACAGTGTTACCAAATCGGTCAGTGCCCACAAAGTTCAGGCCAACCTTGGTCAGTGTTACGTGCTTATCTTGCAGACGCTTCTGACCACCAATGTACTTGTGAGTTGCCACAAACGGGACAGCTTCAGGTTCCACGCTAGGCTTAGCCGCTGTCTTGATTGGCTTAGGTTCCATCGTGCTGAACACAGTCTTAGGAGTTGCAGCCTCAACGACAACACCTTGAGTGGCCTGAGTCATACGCAGCAGGTGGGCATTATGAGTGGCCAGCACATCGTAAGCAGCAGCGCGGTCATCTTGAGTGAAGTTACCGGTAGCCATCAGGGTCTTGCAAGCCACTTCGATTGCAGTGTGGATAGTCATAGTGCGGTTCATAGTGTTTCTCCTTTGTCAAATAATTACGATAAATAAAGAACATTCATAAAGGCCACCAGAGTGATGGCCTTGAGTATGTTCCTATTGTGATGGTTTATTCCAAGAAGCCAACGTCAACGAGTTGTTTCAGCATGTTCTCTTTGAAGCCAAAGTGGTTATACACCGTGATGTCAGTATCAAAGCGATGACTTTCGGCTACATGCTGTGTACCACTTTGCTGATACAGTGATTTAGGGAAGCCCACTGGCACAACATCAATGAAGGTCGCACAGTGGTGAGCACCTAGCATCTCATATTCCAGCGGGAACCGTAAGTCAGTCACAAAGACAACATCAAAGTTATCATCGTACATGTGACGTAAATCACGGTTCACAATGTCCACCCAGAAGTTCTCCAACCCACGGTGTTGACGAATGTAGTCAGTACCATAATGCTGCATATGCCAACGCAAAGAGCGTGACTCATGAAGGTCATGACCTAATGCAAGCATCACCTGAACATAGTCAGCATAATTGTTACTCACCCAAGCAAGAGACAGGTCGTCTTTCACAACGTCTTTCTCCTTCGTGTGCAACTGACGGTACAGGCTCGCATAACGATTGACCCCAAAGATACACGCTACGTGTTTACGCAGGGCATCGCCGAATGCAATACGACCAACCTTCTTGCCTTTGGCCAGATAGTAGCTAGACAAGAGGTCTGCCAGAGTGTCTTTACCAGATTGGGGCTGGGAAGCACACAAGGCAATGACAGTGATTGGGTTTGGATTGGTACGCATAGAATGTGTCTCCTACTGTGATGGTTTATTAACGTGAAACAGAGTGGTCAACATGAGGGCGGATACGGACACAACGTTTCCCGTAGATACGGTCAGCGTGTTCAGCCGCAAGGTCAAGAGTCATAGCGTGAATCACCACAATCTCTTGCTCAATAGCGCCATCGTTCTCAATGTGAAGGTAAAACTTTTTCATAAGGTGTCTCCTACTGTGATGGTTTATTCAGAATGCTGACACACAGGCCAGCACTGACAGTTAATCTCTGGGTAAAAGCAGAATGGGCAGAACGAAATGAAGGAAGCTGTGTTAATCTTCATTATGTGTGTCTCCTACTGTGATGGTTTATTAAGATTTCTCAGTCTCGTTACCAGTCATACCACGCCAGCATGAGAAGCTAGGGTGACGCAATGAGCCATCCGGTGTGCGCTCCATGAACTTTACTTGGACAGACCAGCCGAGATAGGGGTTTACTTCATCTGGTGATGGGATATGTACAACATCCGGCCAACCTTCCTTAAGAATGTCCCCATAGTTAGTCTCGATGACTTGACGGGTATACTGTTCCATCTGGGCTTGAGTCAGACCGCAGGCATTAACCACCCGTTCATTCTCTAAGAGTACCTCGAAGCCAATCACTTTACCTTCATTGGCCTTGCCTTCGGTTCCCCAGACCAGACCAACTACAGTTCCGTCAATCTCGTCTTCGGGTTTCATCTTCCACCAGCCAACCTTCTTGCCACGCTTCCAGTTGCCCATTGGGTCTTTAATGACCAGACCTTCGTGGCCAGACTCACGGACTTTCTCATAAAGTTCCTGCAATGATTCCATATCGAATACATCATAGGATGTCACCAGTTGCCAATTCATGTCAGGCAGAAGCTCACGCACTTGGTGGATTAACACACCGGTCTGCGCTTGCATAACACAGTTAGGAATCTCAATGTCCGCCTTAGGGTCTTTCAGAATCTGTTGAGCCGAAAGTACACCATAAATGACGTACACCAGTTGATTAACATTCAGCATGGTCTTACGGCGTAACATGCCAGAACCAGTGTTAAAGTCAACACCTTTGACCATCATCTCGCCATCAATGATAAGACCATCAGGGTACAGGCTTTCGGCCAGCAACTGACCCAATGAAATCATATCACTTGGGGCTGCAAACAGTTCGCGTAACGCTGGGATAGCCTTATTGGTACGACTCAATGCGTAACAACGGGCAGCAGGCGCACCCTGAACGTCAGCAGTGGGCAGAATCAGCAAGTGACAGCGCACACCATCAGACTTGATGTCAGCGATAAGTGAGCCGGATTGTGCCAGCACCTTGGCGATTGCCTTCTCGTTGAAGGAAACAGGCTTATATGGGTTGATAGTAACGTGCATAGTGATTTCTCCTTTGGTTAGAAATTGTAGGTTCAGCTTTGTGTCTCCTACTGTGATGGTTTATTCACAGACTTAAAGAAGGCACAAAGCTGAAACGACAAAAGGCCACCCGAAGGCGGCCAGTGAGTTAGAGTTTCTTGATGATTAGCGAAAGGAAATAAGCCAGAGTGGCACCGCAGATAGTGAATGACACAAAGGTAAACGCTGTGACAATCAGACCTTGTTCGACCACTTGGGCAGCATGATAGCCGCCAAACAGTAAGGCAAATATCATTTCGATTTTCATAAGGTGGTTAATCCTTCAGTCGCAGAGAGTAGGCCACATTCTGGTAGTGGTGTGATTCAACCTTCCCTTTCTCGTTAGTGGTTTCAACCATGATAGTGTTGGTCTGTTGGAACTCATACACGGTCAGCTTAGTGACCAGCTTACCTACTGAGTACACCTCAGATACACCGGATGACACCTTAACGACTACGCCTTCAAGGCCAACATGGACGATTGGACGTTGTGCCTCGGTTGACTCACGGACACAGGTGCGCAAGCGGGAGTTCTCACGGAGTAACTCATTGTAATGCTCCTTGTGGTTCTCACGTTGTCTGCGCAAGTCCTCATTCAGATTGAAGATGTCATTGGCAAAGTGGTCAAGTGAGTTGTTCTTACGCTTGATTGCAGCCTTAAGGGAATCAATTTGTTCCTGCTTGTTGGACAGCAGCTTACGTTGGGCATGGAGTTTAGACCCTAAGCCAGCAGTGATGCAAGCCAGTGAGCCAGCAACGATGGTAGCGAATTCAACGGTGTATGCGGTGATGATAGACATAATGTTTACTCCTAAAGTTAAATAGTCAGAGGGTATTCTCTATTGTGATGGTTTATTAGTTCCAGATGGTTTCAATGCGACCAACAATGTGGTCACGCTGATAGATAAACTCTTTTCGTTCTCCATCCTCAGTGGTCTGCAAGATGGTGTACGTTTTGTCTGTTTCCACAAAGGCCAGCTTAGTGACCACCTTACCGCAAGACCCTAAGCCCAGCTTAAAGTGGGTCTCAAGGAGTTTCGTCTGGTAAACACAAGGGAACCGGATAGAGGTCAGTGCTGGTGGACGTGTGATTGTTTCCACTACGTGAGGTTGGCGACCCTTTCGGGCCACCATCAAGTCGTACCATTTCGATAGTACATAATCAGTAATCATTCAGTGTCACTCCTTAAGAGAAGGTGTACAGGGATTTCAGGATTTCTTGTAAGTCCAGATTACCTTTCGCTGGCACAGCAGGCATCTTTTCCAGTTGGGACTCATGCAGCATATCGGCAAACTCGTTGTAGAACTGAGCGATTACATCGTTGTTCTCATACGTTTCGACCATCACCTCACGAACACCTTTAAACATCAGGTGAGCGTTACCAGCGTGGCACCCGAAGGAATCGTGAATCATGGCGAAGGAACGAATCCCGTAAACATCATGACACTTCACAACGGTCAGCTTAAGGTGGCTTGCGTCCATAGAGTGGACAAAGTTAGGTGCAATACCAGCGGCTTGCTTACGGGCATCCAGTTCAGGGGTCTCGGCCACGTTCATAGTGATTTGCAGGTGCAGTTCACCGAACAGAATGCAGTCGATACGCTTCTTCTTTGGTACACGGTAAGCTGACCACACTTGGAATCCCGCAGGAGTAGTCCAACGTACAGGCATTGCAGGTTTCAGTACCTCTTTGGTCTTCTTGTCTTTAACCTCAGTGGATACCAGAGTAGCGGCCTTTTGCAGCCAGCTCATAGCTTCCACCGCAGCGACTACTGTTTGACCAACCACATCCCAGATTAACTTGGCCATGTAGCGGCAGGCTTGAGACGGTTCAGTGAACATCTCGCCTTTACCTGAATCAATCGCAGGCTGAACGGTATCTTCACGAACTTGGTCAGCGAAGCCGTACTCCTTCGAGCCATATGCCAGAGTCATAACCGAGCGTTTAGTCACACTACGGGTCACACCATATTGCAGCCACTGAGTAGCCAGAGTGCGAGTACCGAGTTTCAGACGTTCAGTAACATCACCGGTCTTCTTATCGGTCAGCAGCTCCATAGCGTCATCAGTGCCATTCAGCAGGTGGTCATTCAGAATCTTATTGACCCCAATCGCCACGATACCATAAACGTCCTGAGGCTTGTCAGCAGGCAGCAGGTTAACAGCAGCACCACCGATTTCATCACGCAGCATTGCAGAGAAGTGTTGCAGACCTGAACAAGTACCATCAAAGGCCAGCGCAAGGTGAGACACAAAGTTCACACTGCGACCAGATTTCACGTAGTCCGCCCACTCGAAGCAGAAGGCTAAGAAACAGAAGGCTGAATCCTGACCTGCCCACCAAGTGCAGTCTAATGGGTTCTCAGCAGAGGCCAGAATCATTGCCTCGTTATCAGCAACCCACTTAACACGGTCATCAAGGGATACCTTATCGACACCCGCAGTGTTAGCACCGTGGACAGCCAGCCAGTATGCACCCTCTTCACCGATAGGCATACCCTCAGCGAAGCGCAGCAGACCCTTGGTGATGTCGTTACCCTGTGGGTTGAACATCGGGACAGCATACACACGGCCACGCCAGTCAAGGTTGTGAGGGAACCAAATGGCCTCATACTCAGCAAACTTATTGGCTTGCTCCATTGTGAACTCAAGGGACAAACGGCGAGACTGTCGAGCCTTCTCTTTCCGGTAAATCGCAGCGGCCTTCTTCTTCCACTTCTTGAGTAACTCTGGATTAGCAGCCTCTTCGTCAGTGGCTTTAGGTTTCTCCGCCTTGTTCTTGCTTGGGATGTCCTCAATTGGACAAGCGTCCCAGTTTACAATCTGGTTAGCCACTTCGAGCACCTTCTGGTTGATACTCCAAGCGGTGTTCTGAATCAGGTTCACAGCATGGTAAACTTGAGGCATTTCCACATCGTTGTAACGCTCAAGTGCCTTTTTGGAACCGGTACGAATCAGACGTAAAGGCTTGCGACCCTTTGCCCAGTAGCCACCGCCAGTAGTACCTGTCCACGGCTTAGGTGGAACCACGGTTGGCTGATACAGTGGACTGATACCTGAGAGGGCATGAGCACGGGTAGTTAACTGAGTCAAGAAGGCATCCGCAATGTGTACCGCTTGATGGTCTTTATCAGGGATACCAGCAAACTTACGCTCAATGGTCAGCAGACCCGATGCAGAGATAATCATTTCAATCATGCGAATCCCTACGTGCATCCGAGTGTCCGGCTCCCACGCCTCATGAGTTGAAGTCAGTTCGCCCTTCTCCATCATGCCAGCCTCCACAGCTTCCATATAGGCGCGCTTATAGAGTAAACCGTTACGTTTGTTCAGGTTCTCTTTTACGCGATTCTTGAAGTGTGCGGCCTCTTCATCACGGATACGACCGAAGCGGATTTCATCTTCGATGTTCTGACCGATAGTGTTAGCCAGTCGTTGAATATCGCAAGATTCATACTTTGCCAGAGTCATCAAGCTGGTCTTCACGGCCAGAAACGTAGCGGTTTCCGCAGGGATTGCACTCAGTGGCGCTTTGGCTACATGAGGGCGACCACGCTGTTTCAGGTTGACAAACTCGACCACAGCAGCGGCCACAGCAGGAACAACAACTTGCATCAACGGCTTAGCGGTCTGAGTCTCAGCGAACTCTTCACGTTCAATCTGACGCTCTAACGCTTTGTTGAAACGCTCCTCACCCCAGACGTAAGACTCATGCTCAAGACGCAACTGCTCAGCCGCAAGGTCTTCACCGTACATATCAGCCATTGCGTTAAAAGGCATGATGGCATTCTTGATGTCAGAGAAGTCGTGCTTTACCAGAGTTTCAGAGTTAATAATAGCCATTGTGTTGGTTTCCTTGTTGGTGGTTATCTATTGTGATGGTTTATTCATAAAGGCCACTTAGTAAATGACCTTGAGTATAAACCTTAGGCGTTATCGTGGAGTCGTTTCTGGTACTCCCGCATGTGTCGAAGGTGGTTGTCCCAACCTGTAGGTGTCTCTTTGTATGCCATTGAAGACAGAAGGTTACACGACATGCACTCCCCTCGGTGGTTACGCTTATCAATGTGACCACGTTTACAAGGGATGCCTGTGAAGTAGTATTTATGACCCGTAAGTTTCAACTCTGGCCAAACCATTAGGTCAGGTCGTGAAGCTCGGCCACTTGGTGAGTATTGCACTGGACGGCCACGCTTACCGGTGTTGATGATAATATAATCATTACTCATAATCTTGCCTCTTAAAGTGTAGACTTAATGTTTATAGACTTAATGTTATAGAGACTTAGGGTCTTCCCTATTGTGATGGTTTATTCAGAGTGCCATCCCCACATGCGAATCCCCAGCTTATCATGGAGTAGCTCCGCAAAGAAGAAACAGAAGACACCGTAGAATCCAGCCAAGGCTATCGCATACTCAAAAATGTTCATAATTATCATCCTGCTATCAGTAAAACTTATGGCTACCAATCACTACGCCGCTCTTTCCGTGTGACCAGTAGGGTTTAATCTTAGTGGTATGAAACATAAGGTGTTTAGCCTTGGGTTTGTATCCATCAGCTAGTACACTACGTGCCACCTTCTCAGCTTTCCGATAAGATTCAACATCTTGTGGCTTCATGTTAGCCAGTAGGTCAGCTTGGTGTTGAAGCAATGCGGGTAGACTATCAAGGTTTTTACCATTTGTCCAGCTAAACTGTTTCCTTTGAGTGACCACCTCGCGGCAGTCATCAGGGTAATGCTTGCTGGCTACTCGGTTCATCGTCACCTCAGCTACCGCATATTGGCCAGCCAGAGGCTCCCCACGGGCTTCGTGGTAGACGTTCAAGGTTAACGCTAGGATACACGCTGTAATCATTGGCCAGCGGCCTCAGTGTAGGACACAGGGTCTGTAATCACAATGTTACCATGTTGGTCGAACATGTAGTTTTCATCGTGAAGGTCAAACGTTGCCAGACCACGGAAGTGCTTATTGATACGGCGTAAGGTCAAGAATACAGTGTCCCGCTTGAGTTCATTCGTAACGTGAACACTCTCAGCACTTTGGTCTTCATCTTCTACCCAATCATTAACGAACTTAACCACCTCGTGGTATTCCGTAAAGTAGCCGTTCACCATGTAATCCAGAACGTTACTAGCGTGAGCCTCAATCGTCCAATGCTTAATGTCCCCATCTTCATCCACAATCTCAGGACAAACGGCAACCAGTGGGCGATACCGTGGCATTACCACAGAGTAAAACAGCTTGTTACGCTCGATATGGTGAATCATTGGGATATGGACATTACCGTTACCCGATTCGTGCTGCTGACGACACCATGCAGCGTAAGCAGACCCAGAGTCTTCAACCTTAAAGCCGAACTTAAAGGCTAGGTCAGGGTGTGACTTGTGTCCGAAGACAGCAGAGAAGTGACCAGTGCCTTGCAGGTAGAAGTCCTCAGCAGTCATCATTTCGCAGAAGGTTTCCCAGCCTGTGGCATACTTCACGCATTTCTCAGGGTCTACACTCAGACCAGCAGCCATTGCAGTGTTATACGCTAGGGTAATCAGCTCGGAGTAGGTCAGTTTGTTTTCCATCAGGTGTGTCCTCTTATTGTGATGGTTTATTCAGGGAAAGTGGTTATCATAAAGGCTACCAGCAAGTGGCAACCTTGAGTTAAACACTAGGCTAATTTGTTCATTAACGTAACCAGTGATTGATTACCTGTCAAGTACGCTCGGATTTCAGACTTAATCTGTTTAACCTTACGTGCTGGTAATTGGTAGGCCACCCCCTTGTTAGCCGTTAGGACGTTACCACCATAGGCACCTACCATGATACACTGCTTAATTAAACGTTTCTTTTCTGTGCGAGTAGACATTTAGTAACCTCCTGTTAACTCAATGATTAGACTATCAGTCCACGCCTTGAAGACGATACCAGAGCGGGTTAGCTTAGCGATGCACTCCATGAAGTTGCAGATGTCTTCGCAGTAAATCTTAGAAGTGGTTGGGTTAGACATAGCGTGTTACTCCTTACAGTTGTTTGAGTGTGAAATCTACGTTTTCCAGATAGGTAGGACTCAGCAGCAGAGCGAAATACTTGGATACATCCTCAAGTGTACCGCCACGTTTGAACTGAATCACAGTCTTATCGCGATACATCTTGACTTGCTCAACGTGCTCCCAGAGTGCCAGAGTAACAATCTCCGGCTTACTGGTTGTTAACTCAAAGGACTGCCACAAGTTGGTATATTGAGGCACCAAGTAAGTATTGGTAGTCATCAGTTGGGTGTGCGTTGTTGCCATTAGGTTGACTCCTATTTACCAGTTAACACAAGACAGCAGAGCGATTGCAAACATAGCGACTACGTGCCAGTTTTTCATTGTGCGACCACCTCAAGGATTGTACGGCAAGGCAGGATAGTAAAAGCGTTATGACCAGACACAAAATCAGCCATAGCGTTGGAATCCATCACGTTAATCCCAGAGTACTTGCGCCATTTAGTACCAATTGACTGCTCCCAATCAGGGTGACGCAAAGTGATTTCACCGGTATCGTTATCCTGAACCAGTACACAATCTTGCTGGTACGTTGAACAGAACAGACGCACGGTTAACGCTAAGTGCTGCTCAGAGTCTACACCGAACATCACAGAGGACTCAAAGCACTTTTCCCAATCAGCAGGGTCATGAGTCATGTCAGCCTCTTGATAAAACCCAGTGACTGGCTGAATGGTATGACGCAAGGATGCAGGTACAGCAGAGGACAGCAAGCCCATCATCTCAGCGTGACGCATCATGTTAACGTGAGCTGTATTGCTAGAGCGTGAAGCAGAACCAATCACAGTGAACTTAGTTTGCATCAGGTGAGTGATAATGGTAGACATAACGGTTTCCTCATGGTTAGTTAGTGGTTATCGGTGAGGCCACTCATTAAGCGAATGACCTCTAGTTAAACACTAGGTGAGTTCACTGTCAAGCTCTATTCAGCACTAATCAGCATCTTTATCCAAATTGTTAAAGAACTTTAGGAGACAGTTTTATCGCTCCGACCACATTTGCAGTTGTGTGGTTCAACTTAAGGAGTAAGTGTTGCCGTGTAGCTTAATGTAACCTTAAACGCCTGTCAAGGCTCGGTTTGCTTTAAGTTCACGCTTCAGTCGCTCACAACGTGCCTTCAGAGCGAACCCATCAGGAGTACATACGGTGTGACCAGAAGCATTGTGAATCGGCATTACTTTACTTTTTAACTTGAACATTGTCAAGACTCCAATTTAACTATTTGTGATTGAGACCTGAACGCTGTCTCGATGTGGTGTATCTTAGTGTATCTTATCTTGCTTGTCAATACCTGTTTTTCACACGACTTACAGGCTGTCTACTTATCCGGTTGACTCCGGTTATCTTAGGTACTATTAGCGGGTCATCCCGTGTTTCCCTTCGATGTGGAGCATACTATACCACCTAAATTTTAAAGTAAACATGTTTATTTATACAGTGGTCATAAGGTACTGGCATAAGGTCTGGATATAATGAATAGTCTTTGAGTATAACATTATGTAGGCAGAGTCAATAGGAGTAACGAAAGGATAATCATAAGGAGTGTACATAAGGGTTTACATACAGATGGGCAGACTTAGATGTATCACCTAACGAGTACACAAAATGATACCACCAAATGTATTGACATAAGGCTCACCACAAGGTAAAGTAGGTTCCGAGAGTTAGACATAAGGAGAGGGCTACGGGGGATAACTCAAAGTCTTGAACTATGAGATACCCTCTCAGATTTTCTTAATGTTTTTTCATAAGGTACATAACATAAGGTTAACAACATAAGGAAGCCAAGACCCTAAAGGTTAGACCCTAGATTACTGAAGGTTAGTACACAAAGTGGTATACAAAGTGAAATGCTATGGTAGAGTGATAGCGATACCATAGCGGTGCGAAGTCACAGTCTTAACGGATAGGCAGAGAGTCTTGATTACCTCTTACGAGGATAATTATCATCAACAGAGTAAAGACAGAAAGGAAGACCCTAAGACATAGACTTAATGTTATAGACATTATGTATATCTTAGGGTCTATCATAGGCTCTTATCCTATTGTGATGGTTTATTCAGAACACCTCATTTTGCTTAACAAATGGGTCTTTCTGATAACATTTGCGTTAACATTTAGTCCCAGCTACACAAAGAGACACCCTCGAAGGCAGACCAATCGTCATATCCAAGGTTAATCTCCATGCTACCGTTATTGACGATAACATCACGCATCTGGTGGTGAATCCTGTCTTCATCCAGTTGTTCCATCAGCCAGTCCTCTGTAAGCTCCTGTGCGCCTCTCTCAGCGTCTTTCTCTAGTGACTCAACAAAGTGTGCCACCCCAATGGCAAAGGCATCCAGACGGTCATCATGGGCCAATGCGCCACGGTCACGAGTAAGTCGAGACAGTTGGTAGAACAGAGAGTACTTCACATCGAGCTGTCCATCTGTATTCCGTGCTGTCTGGTAGTCCTTAACGATAGCGTTAGGAGTAACCACCAAGCGGTGAGCACCGAGTACAGGCTCTAAGGTATCAGCAATACGGACTTCCTTCTGACCCTTGGACTTGGTTTCAGTCAGAGTGCAGTAATGATGCTTAGTCAGAATAGGACTGAAGATTTTAAGGAACATACCATCACCGAAGTTACCCTCTACGAGTACCTCATTGACTTTCCACTGCTTGGCCTTCTTAGCGAGTAACTCCAAGGTTGCATCTTCATAACCACCACGGAAGCCACCAGTCTCCATCAGGTAGATATACCCATTGAGGAAGTACAGGACAGCATAACCGGTTTCATCTTTACCACGACCACTAGGGTCAATCGCCATGATTTTAGCGGTAAAGGAAGACACACGATTATCCGCACTGTGGAAGCCGTAGAAGACATCTCCCTTCAGACCCACTACTGGGACATTCTGAGTGAGGTTCGCAGGGTTAGGAAGCCACTGGTACGTTAATGGAGCCTTATCCGTTCCTGTGTCAGCAACGATGAAGTCACGCAGACGTAATGGGTAACGTTCAGCATCAGACAGGTTAGGGTTTAACTGGAACTGCAACGCAAAGCCAGCCTTACCGTATGACAACTCACGTTCCTTCAGGTCTGTATCATCAAAGCGCACAGGGTCGCATGGGAGCCACGCAAAGGCTTCAGGGTTATCATCGTACTCAGCAGCAAGCATAGGCGCTAAGCGGTCGCCATAGGACTCCCTATCGGCTTTATCACGAGGATAACGAGCAGGCCAGATTGTAGTGGTATACCCACGGTTCTCTAACTCACGGTACAGAGTCATTTCACACTGAGGTGTCCCCAGGTAGATGATGATGCCATCAGGCTTCAGTACCGCATCGAATTCCTTCACCAGCTCACCAATACGCTCACGGGCTAACTGAGTGGCTGAATTGTTAGGAGTCTCAATGTCATCCGCAAGGATAATATCAGCACGACTACCGGTAATCTGACCTGTGATACCCGCAGACTTCACACTAGGTGAGTGGTCAGGCTTCGCAGGGCCAACATCAAAGGACAGCACAGAGTCTCGCTGGTCAGCCTTAGGCTTCAGGTGACTCAGGAAAGGTAGCAACGAAATGATACGCTTCACGAAGATTGAGTTAGCATCCGCACGTTCCTTAGAGGCAGACACGATAAGAATCTTCTTTTGAGGGTCACGCCATAGCGTCCACACAACGAACGCACAGAGGATGAACGACTTACCAATACCTCGGAATGCCTGCAAGATGAATCGCCGCTGTCCGTGGTTCTGGAGCGTTCTGGCCATATCAATCTGGCACTTGGTTGGCTTAGGCAAGTTTAATGCTCGCCATAACACAAAGAGGAATAACACGAAGTCCCCTTTCAGGGACTCGATTTGTTGACTTTCAGTTTTACGCATAGGCACCTCCTTAGGTGAACATGCCTTGGATAGCACCAGCAATGGCACTCAGCATTCCGGCATAGAAGATGATAGCTACAGGGTAATCCACAGCACCAAGATGTGCAGGGAATAGCTCACGCATTACTCCTTTCATAAGTGGACTTCCAGCAGTGACCCGCCTTCGATGATAGGGCTTGCATTAGGACTGTCACTTACAATCACGCACCCAGCTAGGCTCAAGGTACATAGGCATACGATTAGGAATTTCTTGATGTTGAATGACACGGGATACCTCCTTAGGTTGTACGTTATGGGAAGGCTTAGCGGTGACAACACCTACAGCCATAGTGGTCATCATAATAAAGGCACACATTGCGCCCTGCTTTTGGATAAGAGTCATAATGACACCTCCTTAGTGGGACTGGTACATGTCTTCGTCAGTCAGAGTTGGGATAGCAGCAGCTAAATCACCCAGTACTGATTCATCCGGTTGTACCTTACTGATATTGAAGTTATAGCGTTCCAACACACGGTGGACAGCCTGATAGAACTGAGGGGTACGCTTCTCTGGATTCTTCATATCTTCCAGCAGCAGGCGAGCCTCTTCCGATGCCAGTTCCTGTAGAACTAACTCTAATGCTTTACTCATTCTTTGCCTCCTTGAGAGTCTTGTAGATTAACGCCCAGCCTTGGATACACACATACCCAATAGCGGCCACATAAAACCATTCGTTGAGGGTAAGACCCCATACACGAGCAGCTACGTCAGTAGCGACCACACCACCAATAGGTGCGGCCTTGATGATTGCATCCCCGAAGTTCATTTCTAAACTCATTGGGTACACTCCACTACGGAACAGGCCATTTCAGTGAACGGTACGTTTAAATCTGCAAGGTCTAACCCAAGGATGGCACCCAGAATTAACAGAGCAGCGCCAACAATTGCAGCAACTACACGCTTTTTCATCTTCATAGTGTGCCTCCTTATCGTTTTCCGGTTAATTAGAAGTCGAAGGAAGAGTTATCATCAGTGTACACGAGGTAACGTGAGTCAATCTTGATTCGACCATAGAAGGTATCGGTAGGCGGATTCTCGTCATAGGTCACTAAGTGCTTGCCCAGTACGCCACCTTCCAGTGCCACATACTCGGTAATACACTGCATTTCAGTCTCCGGTGGAGCAGACTTCAGCTCCGAACCCAGACCAAGAGCTGTCAACAGTGGTGGGGCCTTAATGATTTCCGAGACGGTAGAATCCCAAGTGTAATCAGGATATTGAGTCGCAACTTTCCACTCAGTCTCGCCACGAGCACGATACACCTTCTTGCGTTTCACAAGGATAGGTGGTTTCCAGCCAGAGGAAGTAAGTTTCATGTTGAAGTCCACACCATAGATACCCTTATTGCCATCAGTGGTGGTATAACCAGCAGGTGTACGCACTACGTTCACGCCTTTATCGACCTGCCAACCTAGTGCTTTACCTGCCCAGATACCCAGCGGAATCATGATAGGTGGGTTATTCACAGTGCCATCATAAAGGATATGCGCACGGACACCTTCTGGCCACATCAAGGCACCCATAATGTCAATATCCGTCTTGGGAACTTTGGTCTGACGAGTATTCAACGTTAAGTTGCCTTCAGGTGAGCGACCAGCTTCCACATTAGATAGTGGTTGGGCATACATCTTGAAGAATCCCTCGGTGGTCATAGCACCCGAACCACCACCACCTTGGTCAAGGAACGCATCCACAATCAAGTTGTATAAAGCGTCACGAGCGACATCGGATACAGGAAGTTTAGCTTTCCAGACCACATAGTAGCTCTGGACGTCAATACTATCACTGTAGAAAATCTCAGTGTAGGCATCATGGATGTGAGGAAGAGGTGGCTTAAAGTACCACATCTTGTATTTACCCTCATTAGTCATCCCGCCTGAACACCCATTCCACCACAGGGAAGTCCCTTTCATACGGTTTCCATCCAAATTCCAGTCCATAAGTTTCTCCTTCTAGTTGTTATTGTTAATCCTTATTTCCACCAGCCTTCAGCACGAACAATCAGCTCAGTAGGGCCAGAGGCTCGCTGTACGATGTCAAAGATACGCAACGTGGCATAATCTGCACCACCACCAGCTACTGTTCCCCATGATGCACCATTACCCCAGTGGAAACGCCCAACAGTGGTAATTGGCTGACGGTAGAATGGATAGGGGAAGTCCCATCGGCGAACTGATTGATACAGTTGAGTCGTCCCTGCGGCATATGAATCCACCACGGCCTGCTGTACGCTTCCATTAAATTCACAAACTAGGCGTCCATTATTAAACTTGATGTAGGAACCATTCTCGTTACTACCACGCACAAAATCGTTCTCCAATGCACGGAGACGCTCTTCGTACTGAGACACATTGATGAAATCTTCACTTGTGGCACCACCAGCAGCTTTAATCCCGAAGACTACACCCACACGGTCTGTCTCGATACGAGTACCAGAGCTATTGGTTGCGGTAGTCCCTGAGATTGTATGGGTGTGGTTTCCGTTATCAGATGTAACACCTGTCCAGTTACGAGACGCAGCAAAACTTGCACCTTGATAACCACCTGCGGAATTACTCTCAATGGATAAGCGGTAAGGGTCAAAGTTTCCAGCAGTACGGAATACCCCTGAGGTACTATTACCCCTGATAAGAGAAGCATGGCTACCATGAAATTCACCATAGATTTCCATTGTCCCACGCCCATGATTGTGAAGACCAGCAGCAGACGTAGTGGCACTAAAGTTGTGACCGTGAGCAGGCATGAAGTGTTCCCATGACTTGAACTCACCGAGTTTAACTTCCCAGCCTGCACCTTTAGGTTGACGGTTCTCCCAGTTTGGTAAGACCCCATTAGGGAAAATCTTAGCCAACGCAGGGTAAGCAGTCACGCTGAAGGATTGACCATTCAACGCTAACCAACCAGCAGGGAGTGTCGCAGTGGTGAACATAGCGACCGCACCTACAGGCATAGCCCCTACGCTGTCACGGACATGCAGCACCACATCACGAGCATCCTCAGCAACCTGAGCACTACTTGCAGCAGACCCAGCGTTAGCCACAGTGGACTGTTCTAAAGGAACAATCTTCTTGTAGGACGCATCAGCATCCGCAGCAGACTTAGCAGCCTCAGCCGCTTTGGTCGTAGCGATACCAGCTTGTTGCTCCGCTTTGTTGGCGTTATTGATAGCCAGCGCAGCCTGTGACCCAGCATGTTGGTCTGAATCGTGAGCATTACGGGCAAACTGTTCAGCCTCATTACGGGCTTGAATCGCCTTGTCTCGGTTCTGAAGAGTAGACTTATCGTATTCATCAAGCTGCTTCATATTAGCGGCATCATTAGACCCGCGCAGACCTTCAGCAAGGTTTACAATCTTACGACCACGAGCATCTAAGTCACCATCATCGTTAACACCAATAGTGTCAGCGGTAAGGTCACGGGCTTCTTCTGCCACATGGAGTGTCTGCACTTGGGACAGGTTAAGGTCATACGCACGAAGGATAGAACCATCATGGAAGTCAACCAATCGTTCAGTCGCAGAGGTTTCACGGCGAATCTCCAACTTGTCATACCCTACAGGGCTTGGATTAGACAGTGAGATAACAGTCTTTGAGACAAACCGATAGTCAGTATTCAGGGTCAACACTTTACGGTCACGACCGAGCAAGGTTAACACTACGAACTTACGAGCCAGATAGTCAAAAGGGATAGGGAAATCCGTCTGACCACTCAAGGCAACTACCGTGATTGTACTCGGAGCTAATGTTTTACCAGTCATTCAGCACCTCCTTAAGTAAACACAAAGGGAAACGGGATTGTCTCCCTATTGTGATGGTTAATTAATACTTCGCATTACTAGGGATACCAGACGGACGGATACGACCATCTTGTCCTGACTTAGTGAGCTGGGCTTTCAGAAGAGCCTTATCGAACTCAGCCTTCTTGCGAATCTTTTGGGCCTCCATTTGGGCATTCACATTGTCACCGGCTTCACGTAGCAGAGTCTCTGCGGATGTCACCTCAAGGGATTTCCCTGTGAACGTGGACATAATGCCGATGCGGCCTTGGGTATCATGAGTGACGTACACTCGGTCTCCCTCTAAGGTTGCCTTATCGCGGTACTTAGTGATTTTATCCTCTAACTGAGCCTGAACCAGAGGAACTGCTTCGGCCTGACCGGATGGAATCAACACAGAGCGAGGGATTAGGTCTACACCTTTGGACATCTGGACAGTCATTTGCTGTTGTTCCAGTGCCGCCTCTTGTACTGCCCTCTTGATAGCCGCTTCAGGGTCTGACTTATAATCAGGGTTGAAACGAACATTCTCCTTAGCACGGGTCATAATGGTGTCCAATTGAGGGCCACTGAACAGTTGTGACCGTTGAAGGTCTTGCACATACCCAGTGAAGTTATCAGTATCATTCTGAGTGAACGCTAAAGGTTGAGCCTTAGAACGAGCATAGGTGTCCCAGCCTACCTTATCCACACCATTTGCCAGTACTGCGGTCTGTTCAAAGACCTGAGGACTCACAACTTTCTGGAATAACGCAGGGTCGTTCTTGTACTGCTTGATTAGTGATTCTGACTCAACGGGTAATTGAGGGATTTCACCAGTCTTACTGTACTGTGCTTGCGCTAACGCCTGAGTTGCAGCATCCACACCACGTTGTGCAAACTCTGAGAAGGCTTTACGTGCCTCCGCTCGGTCTGGTAACACGGAGATTAACTGTCCCATTTGTCGCATCTTCTGCTCTGGTGCTAAGTCGCTTTGGTTAATGTGGTCAATCATCTGACGAGTAGCCACCATAGCATTCTCTTGGGAGATATTCATAGCTGACCAATCGGTAGTTGCAATACCACCCATCATAGCCGTTGTGATGGCCTCAGCGTAATCACCTTGCTGTTTCATATCCTTAGCGACTTTATCGTTAGCAGCCTTCTTGATGTTGTTCTGACGAGCTGCACCTACAAGCACCTGATTTCGAAGTTGCATTAGGTGTTTCATCTGGGAAGTCACACGGCCAGACCCTTGGTTAGCATTCAGCAGGGAATCAAGTTGGTCAATACGGGCCATAGCAGAACCGGTATTACCATTTTCCATGTCTACGCTAACCATGCCTAGCTGACGGCTATACTTATCGTATAACTCTTTGTTGTTCTCTAGCCACATTTCGTCAGCCTTGAGGAACAAGCCATCACGGATTTCCACAGGTAAGACATCACCAAACTTCTTGGTTTCCCCATTGCCCAACTTAATGGACTGGTTCAGGAACCCATTCAGGATGGAAGTGTTACCGGTATCCGCTAGTGACTGTGCAAACTGACCCATCATCTGGTAGTGCTCAGAGGTGTTGAATGTGCCATCAGTCAAGCCATCATCCAGTAACTGCTTGAACACCGCAGGGTCTTGGACACCTTGATTCAACATAGTGTTGAAACTCTCGATGGCCATTTGCTTACGGGTATTTCGCAGGTTCTGGTCTTCAACAGCGGTTTGCTGCATCACCAAGGCTTGCTCAGATTGTTGCTCATTCTTCGTGGCACCCTTAAGGATGAACGCATTGGATGACTTCAGGCCAACCGACCCAGCCACATCCTTTGCAATATCCTTGCGTAGAGTCTGGCGGGTGGTCTTCATGTCTTCCACAGTAGCAAAGTCACCTGCCTTAATCTTCTCCTGAATCATTGCGTCAGTCTGAAAGGCTTGGTTCTCAGCATACTTCTCAGCGGTATAAGCACGGGTATAAGCCAGAGGGTCGATACCTAAAGACTCCTGAAGGATTGCCTTGGTGCGGGTCAAGAGGTTGTTAGACTCCTTTCCTGCATATTCAGCGGCCACCTTTAGTGGGTCTTTATCAGCCAGTTTGGCTTCATCATAAACCTGCTTAGCCTGTTCCCAGCTTGCATCCACATATTGCCCATACATCTTACCACCCGTCTTGATTAACTCTGGGATTTGCTGCCCTAAGTTAGTCTGTTGGATGTTCACTGCATGTTGCTGTTGTGCCTGAAAGGTTTTCCCTCGGATTTCAGAGAGTGGAACCTTAGGTGGATTAACGCCAGCTAATGCTTGTTGTAATTTAGTTGCCATTTAATCTCCTTAGGCCCAACCTAATGGGCCACGTTAAGTTACTTAGGGGACTTGTACTTCTCACGTTCTACGCCGAAGCCTTCCATAAGACTATCGTACACTGGCCGGAGAGCAGGGACGTTAGGAATCAATTGGCGCATGGCCTTATTCGTATTCTTAATAATCCGTTGCTCTTCCATCCGGTTCAGTGCATTGGAGTCAACCAGAGAGTCATACGTGAGAGCCGCAGAGTTCACACCCACTTTCCCCACATTCATGAGATGACGTAGCGATGGAACCATTTGTTGAGCCTCACGGAACCCACGGGCAAGGTATGCCTGAGGATTATACCCTGACCAGCGTTGATGTTTTGTGTCTGGCTTCATCAGGTCTTCCGCAGTCGTCTTACCGAGTCCAGCATAAGGCAGGTCTTTCGGTGATGCTACGTTAGCCAAGTCAAGCATCATTGCAGGGCCAGCCATCAGAGGGTGACGCTTTAATGTACCTGCGGCAAACTTCCCATCAGACCAGAGGTTATCCTTGAGGTAACGCTCACGCTCCGATTCGGTCATCCCGATGGTGTTAGCCATTGTGGACGACAACATGTAACCTGCCGAACCGATAGCACCGCCAAGCATCCACATCATGGTATTCACATCACCTTGACCAGCACTGTGACCAGCTTTGACCATGTACTGAGTGGATACCGTGGAGAACTTCTTGAACTGCATGAACAATCGTCCATACCATGCCAGAGGCGTATATGAGGTCTGTCCCAGATTGGTAGTCTTCATGATGTTTTGGTCATTCCAAGCATTCAGAATCATCCGAACATCAGAAGCCCGTGGGTCAATCGCCATACGGTTCCAATCCACAGCGTCCATTCCCTTAGCGGTGTGCTCCTTCATAAAGGCTTGCGCACGGTCTGCCACTTCACGGCTAATCTGGTTGGTCTTCAGGAAGGCATCTGAGAATAAGTAACTATTCCCTCGTCCATTCACATGACTGACCATCTCAGAGATACCCACCGTGTTAGACCCATTGACAATAGCTTCTTGAGTCTTGTTTAGCATACCCGTAGTTGGCATTCCTTCCGAGAACTTAGCGGCACCATACCGAGCCTTGTACATCATCTTCTGGAAGCCACTGGAATCCTCTAGGGTTGTACCCATACGTCTGGCCAATCCCTCAGCGTACTCTTCAAATGGTACAGCAATACGCAGAGACACAGCGCGTCCCATTAAGTGGTCAGCAAACTGCTTATTGAGGTCATCACCGGCAATCTTATGGATGTCACGAATACTCAAACCAGTGGCATTTTTGATAGCAGCTTCCAGCTCACGAGTTACAGCAGGCATAATCCCTTTACGGAACATGTTCGATTGAATCTCAAAGATATTCGCTAGGGACATCATACCTGAAGACAACGCAAAGGTCGCATCTCGCAGAGTATCCGCAATGATGTCCATTGTGGTGTAAGCCTGACGAGGCCCCCCTTGCAGGGTCTTCATGGTTTCTTCCAGAGCCTTACGAGCTTCTGGGTCTTTAATCTGCTTAATGGTTGCATCAATGTCATCCAGTGATTTACCTGTGGCACCTACCGCAGAGATTCGTCCATTAGTCGCACGGGAGTACGCTTGGAACTGGTTCTCTACGTTGTAATCCAGCAAGTCCTCAAAGGAGAACGTTGAGCCATCACTTGCAGTTGCCTTCCCAGAGTTACCAAAAGGTGTACGATGTTTGAAGAAGTCTGACCCTCCGATACCACCATAGTCATCCACTTGGGCATTAATCCCACCGATGTCATCACCATTATTAATGATGCCGTAGGCTTTATCATGAGCATACTTCTCTACCATCGCATCGGTAATCTTCGTCCCTTCAGGGTATCCCTTACCAATAATCTCAAGGATTTCATTCAGGTTAGTCGCGCGGGAGAAGTCATCCATCCACGCCTTGGCTACCAACTCCTGAGCTTCCTCAGCACCATACTTGGCCTTTAGGTTACTCACAGCGGAAGCCTTATAGCGTCTCCAAATGTACTTCCCTTTGATAAACCCTTTATGCACAGAAGCGCCTTTCACACCTGATAGGATACTTGGGTCTTCCAGCAACTTCGCCTTATACGCTAGATTCTCCGAGATAGCATCACCAATCTCACGGAGTTTAGTCGGAATGGTGGAACCATCAATATCCCCATTGACATACTTATAGAGTTGCTTCTGAAGGTCGGCACGGGCTTGGGCTTGACCATTGAATAGGCTTCGTCCTGATAACTCGTCAAGGGTATCCTGAAGTTGCATCGACAGGTCTGCATCCTTGGAGTTCAGGTTACGGTACAAGTTTTCCACTGTGGCCCGTGCTGCCTGATAGCCATCCTTCAATCCCTGAACAGGAGTAAAGAACATAGCACCCAGAGTACGGGCTACACCATCATCCGATTGCATTGTGACAGTGGCAACATCCTTACTCCAAAAGCGGCCCTGAGCACGAGCCTTAGGTGGGACAATCCCAGCAGACATTGCGCGGCCACTCTCGGTAATCTCAATAGGGTCTCCATCACCGTTGTCAATCACTTTGGCTGTACCATCATGATTCTGCTTTACGGTTGGGTCATCAAGTCCCAGATTCTTGGCAGTCTCTGAGGCATCAATACGACCCTCAGCAGAGCCTAACATCTTCTTCAGACCATTAGCACCAACACCAAGTAGGCCAGAGAAGACCGCAGCACCAGCAGCACCCAGAATGTCAGCCTCTTGGCCAGTCACTTGGTTACGCAGAGTTACCTCAGAGAGAGCCGCTACGCCAGCATTTGCGGCCATCACACGGCCAATTGAGGAATTAAGAATCTTGCCACCTTTCAAAGCAGCACCACCGATAGGGACATAGTTCAGAGGGTCTCCGACTGCATCACCCACACCGTGGAATAGCGTACCGGTAAGACCGTGCTTCTCCGACTCTTGCTGCATCTTCAGGTTATCACCGATGGTCTTCATCTTGTTATTGAACTCTTCCTTGGTGGTTGTCCCACGGAACAAGGATTGATACGCACTAGGTGGCACATCAGAGTTCATCAACGCGAGTTCATCCTCAGCATCAGGAATGTATTGGTCTGTCCCCGCAAGGTTGAACAGGTGGGACATCGCTGCACCAACACCATCATCCATACCCACACGGGTTGCTGTCCCAAGGATGCTACTTTGAGCACCACGAGATAAGGAACCGAAGGTTGCCTCAGACCAGTCAAACTCTTCAATCTTCTTGGACGTATCACGCTCAAGGTCTACCGGCCCAGCGATTTCATCAGCGGCATCATCAGTGAAAATCTGAAAGTCTGGTCGCTTAGAAATCTGTGGTTCATCAGTAGGTTTTGCACCGAGTTCACTATATCGAACGTCAATCGGCACATTCTTTTCATTCATTGGATTACGATTACTCACAATACACCTCCATTCAATAGATATTCATAAAGGCCACCTAGTGATGACCTTGAGTATAGCTATTAGCGGTTGTTCTGGATGTTAG